AGAAGATACAATCAAAGGAGTTGACGGTTTTGAAATTACAACAGGCGTTATTGAACACTGGGAGAACGAAGTTGAAGGCTTAAAAAATGATCAAGATAGCTTAAATGAATATTACAGACAATTTCCAAGAACTGAAATGCATGCTTTTAGAGATGAGTCAAAGCAAAGTTTATTTAATTTAACTAAAATATACGAACAAATAGATTATAATTTAGAAATTAATAATATAAATAGCGTTACTACTGGCAGTTTTCAGTGGGTTAGAGGAGTTAAAGACACTAAAGTGGAGTTTTATCCTAACAAAAATGGAAGATTTAAAATATCATGGGTACCACCTGTTAATTTACAAAATAGATTAATATTAAAAAATGGAACTAAATATCCAGGCAATGAGCATATTGGAGCTTTTGGTTGTGATAGCTATGATATTAGTGGAACTGTTGATGGTAAAGGATCTAATGGTTCATTACACGGTTTAACTAAGTTTTCTATGGAAGATGCACCGCCTAATCACTTCTTTTTAGAATATATAGCAAGACCGCAAACAGCTGAAATATTTTTTGAAGATGTTCTTATGGCATGTGTGTTTTATGGTATGCCAATATTAGCAGAAAACAATAAGCCTAGGTTGTTATATTATTTTAAACGAAGAGGTTATAGAGGGTTTTCAATGAATCGTCCTGATAAAATTTGGAACAAGCTGTCTACAACAGAAAAAGAAATTGGTGGAATACCTAACTCAAGCGAAGACATTAAGCAAGCTCACGCCGCTGCTATAGAGTCTTATATAGAAGAATATGTAGGTATTACAAAAGAAGGTTTTGGAGATATGTATCATCAAAAAACATTAGAAGATTGGGGTGTTTTCAATATTAATAATAGAACAAAGCACGATGCTACAATAAGCTCTGGCTTAGCTATAATGGCATGTAACAAAAATAGATACAGGCCAAATCCTGAAAAAAAATATCAACCTATAAAATTAGGTATTAAAAAATACAGTAATGATGGGGTAATTTCAAAAATAATAAAATAAATAAATGAATCAAATTACTTACGATAACAATAGTTCATTTCCAAGTCAGGTAGTACCTGACGCTGAGAAAGCTACTTTAGAATACGGTCTTGCTGTTGGTAGAGCTATAGAGGGTGAATGGTTTAGAAACTATAGAAGTGGAGCTAATTTAAACAGCTACGCTACTAATTTTACTAACTACCATAATTTAAGATTATATGCTAGAGGTGAACAAAGTGTTCAAAAATACAAAGATGAGTTAGCTATAAATGGCGATTTGTCATATCTTAATTTAGACTGGAAACCAGTTCCTGTAATATCTAAATTTGTTGATATAGTTGTAAATGGCATGTCTCAAAGAAACTATGAAATAAAAGCTTTTGCTGTAGATCCTTTTTCTACAAAAGCTAGAACAAAGTACGCAGAGGATCTATTAAGAGATGTTCAAGAGAGAGAGTTAATGCAACAAATAAACCAAGCTACAGGTTTAGATTTAACGTCTCCACAATATAAAAGATTACAATTAGAGTCTGAAGAAGAAATAAAATTACATTTACAACTAGACTACAAACAGTCTGTAGAAATAGCAGAAGAAGAAGTAATAAATGATGTATTAAATAAGAATAAATACGAACTAACTAAAAGAAGATTTTGTGAAGATTTAACAATACTAGGTATTGGCGCAGTGAAAACAAACTGGAACAGAGCTGAAGGTGTTGTAGTGGAATATGTTGATCCAGCTAGTTTAGTTTATTCCTATACTGAAGATCCTAACTTTGAAGACATATACTATGTAGGTGAAGTTAAAGCTATAAGCTTGCCAGATTTAAAAATGCAATTTCCAAACATTACAGACGAGGAAATGATACAAATACAAAAGTATCCTGGAAATACAGAGTATTTAAGAAACTGGAGTGGAAGAAGTGACAACCAAACTGTTCAAGTAATTTATTTTGAATACAAAACTTATTCAGATCAAGTTTTTAAAATTAAAGAAACATCTACTGGATTAGAAAAAGCTTTAGAAAAAACAGATATGTTTAACCCACCGCCTAATGATGGGTTTGAAAGAGTTTCTAGAACTATAGAAACACTTTATAGTGGGGCAAAAATACTAGGGCACCCTATGATGTTAAAATGGGGTTTATCTGAAAATATAACTAGACCTATAGCAGATACAACTAAAGCTAAAATGAATTACAACATATGCGCTCCTAGAATGTATAAAGGACGTATAGATTCAATAGTTAATAGAATAACTGGTTTTGCCGACATGATTCAATTAACTCATCTTAAAATACAGCAAGTATTATCCAGAGTGGTTCCAGATGGTGTATTCTTAGATATGGATGGCTTAGCAGAAGTTGATTTAGGCAATGGAACTAGTTACAATCCGGCAGAAGCTTTAAATATGTATTTTCAAACTGGGTCTGTAGTAGGTAGAAGTTTAACACAAGATGGAGACCCTAATAGAGGTAAGGTTCCAATACAAGAGTTACAGACTGGATCTGGTGGTGCTAAAATACAAAGTCTTATACAAACTTATCAGTATTACTTGCAAATGATAAGAGATGTTACCGGGCTTAACGAGGCTAGAGATGGCAGTAAACCTGATAAAAACGCTTTAGTAGGCTTGCAAAAACTAGCTGCAGCTAACTCTAACACAGCAACAAGGCATTTACTACAAGCAATGTTATACTTAACGTCAAGAACTTGTGAAAATATAGCTTTAAGAATATCAGACTCATTGCAATTTCCTTTTACTAGAACAGCTCTAGAACAAAGTATATCAAGATACAATGTTTCAACATTAGATGAATTATCAGAATTAAATATACATGATTTTGGTATATTTTTAAATTTAATGCCTGATGAAGAGGAGAAAGCAGTATTAGAACAAAATATACAAATAGCTTTAAAAACACAAGCTATAAACCTAGAAGACGCTATAGACCTTAGAGAAGTTAGCAATATAAAGCTTGCTAATCAAATGCTTAAAGAAAGAAGAAAAAGAAAAGAAGCGAATGATCAAAGAAAGCAACAAGCTAATATACAAGCTCAAGCTAAAGCAAACGCTGAGACTGCTGAAAAAGCCACTTTAGCAGAAATGCAAAAACAACAAGCACTAGCGGAAACTGAGGTAAAAATAGAACAAGCTAAGTCTCAGTTTGAGATTAACAAAATGCAACAAAAAGCTGAGATAGATAAGCAACTGCTTCAAATGAAGTATGGTTTTGATATTCAATTAAAAGAAATGGACGTTAGACAAGCGTCTAATAAAGAAAAAATGATTGAAGATCGTAAAGATAATAGAACAAAGTTAGAAGGAACACAGCAAAGTGCTATGATAGATCAAAGAAAAAAAGATCTAGCTCCTATTGATTTTGAAAGTCCACAAGTAGAGAATACTCTAAATACTGGAGATAGTGCTGAGATGCCTATGTAAAAATAACAATTATTATATTATATTATGTCAGAAACAATTCAAGATAAAGAGAAGGCACCTCTTAAAGTTAAAAAACCAAAAAAATTAAGTAAAAAAACACAAGAAACTATTAAAGTTGACTTAAGTAAAAAACAAGAAGATGCCATTCAAACACAGAAGACAGATGATAGCGATGCTGTTGTCGAAGAAAAGAAAGACGAGGCAAGTGGCAAAGAAGTGGTTGAAGAAGTACGGGCCACCAAAGAAGAAGTAGAAACACCTGTTATAGAAGAAATAAAAGAAGAGGTAGAAGAAGCTACTAAAGAATTAAAAGAAGCTATAAGAGACGAAAAGGTCGTTGGAAAACAATTACCTGAAAACATCGAAAAACTAGTAACTTTCATGGAAGAAACTGGTGGTAACGTAGAAGACTATGTTAGATTAAACGCTGATTACTCTAAGTTAACAGACGATGCTTTGCTTAATGAATATTACAAAAGAACTAAACCACATCTAAACTCAGAAGAAATTAACTTTATGCTAGAAGATAATTTTACATGGGATGAAGAAGTGGAAGAAGAGCGAGATATAAGAAAAAAGAAACTTGCTCTAAAAGAAGAAATTGCAAAAGCCAAAAACTTTTTGGAAGATACTAAGAGTAAATATTACGACGAGATCAAGTTGAGACCGGGCGTTACTCAAGAGCAACAAAAAGCTATGGATTTTTTCAATAGATACAACAAAGAACAACAAATAGCAGAACAACATCACGAGTCATTTAAAAATAAAACTAATAATCTTTTCACTAACGAATTCAAAGGTTTTGAATTTAATTTAGGAGAAAAAAAATTTAGATATAAAGTTTCAAATACTAGCGATGTTGCAGAAAGACAGTCTAACTTAAATACATTTGTTAAGAAGTTCTTAAACAAAGATGGTGAAGTTGTTGATACTGTAGGTTATCACAAAGCTATTTACGCTGCTGAAAATGTAGATACTATTGCTAATCATTTTTACGAGCAAGGCAAGGCCGATGCTGTTAAAGATGTAATGACTAAATCTAAAAACATAAACACAGAAAGTAGGCCACAAGCCAATGGAGACATGTTTATTAATGGATTAAAAGTAACTGCTGTTAATGGCGTTGATGCTTCTAAGTTGAAATTTAAAAGTAAAAAACAATAACAACTAAAAAAATAAAACTATGAGTTTATCTGGTGGGGCAATCCCCCCAAGTTTAGTTCCTTCGCAAAAAAGAATGACATTAAGAGAAAATTATTTAACTTTTGATGGAGCTGGAGGAACATTCGCACAACAATATCTACCTGAGCTTTACGAAGCAGAAGTAGAAAGATACGGAAACCGAACAATTGGTGGTTTCTTGAGAATGGTAGGCGCTGAAATGCCTATGACATCTGATCAAGTAATTTGGTCTGAACAAAATAGATTACACATTGCTTATAACACTGCAGCTGGAGCTAACGCTACAGGCATAGGTAATGCTAACGCTACTGTGACCATTGATCTAGACGGAACAAGCACTACTACTGCTGCTGTAAGAGTTGGTCAAACAGTTTTGATTTCTGATGCTGCTACTGGTTTAGTTACTGCAAAAGGTTTAGTACAAGGTTTAAATGATGCTACTGTAGGTGGAAATGATTACAAAAAGAATGTACTTGAAGTTGCTATTTATGGTAGTGTAGGAGCTAATCCTCTACCAGCGGCATTACAAGGAGCTGTTAAGCTTTTTGTATATGGTTCTGATTTTGGAAAAGGTACTGTAGGTATGGAAGGTTCTATTGAGCCATCTTTTACTCAATACCAAAACTCTCCAATAATCATAAAAGATAACTTTCAAATCAACGGATCTGACGCTGCTCAAATTGGTTGGGTTGAAGTTGCTACTGAAGACGGA